AGGTGCTGAGTTAATTATACGTTTTAATTCTTCCGTATAAATTTCAATACTTCCTTCATATTCTTTGTTTCCGTAACCTCTTGAAATAGGCTCGTAACCTGCTCCGTATTGGTTTTCCTTTTTCTGTTTAATTTTGTACTCAATTTTTGTGATTCCTACTACAGGAATTCCAAATAGGACGACTTTGATAGTCGCCCAATGGTAGTTTATTCCGTTTATTAATGGTGTCATATTACAATGATGTTTTAAAGCCGATATTAACGACTATGTTACGTGCAACCCCTACTGGTACAATATTAACGGTAACGTTTAAAGTTCCTGTAGTCAATACGTTTTGTAAAGGATTTATTAAAACCCCTACAGCACTAACTTCATTGTCTCTAATCATTTGATCTGTATTAATAACAGCTTGTGATTCTAAATAAGCAATTGTTGAATTTGCTAGCGTACCGTCAGAGTTCAATAATAAAGGACTGTTTAAGCTAGGTAATAATGAAGCGTCAATACCACGTATTGCTTTATCGATTACTCTATTGTCATTAATAAAAGCATAGTCAGAAGTTGAAGCAATAGCCGTTTTATTATCATTAAAAAACGATCCTGATAAATTCGGGAATTTTCTCAAAAATACATATCTTTTCAAGTCTAAATTATCTAACAATCCGTTTGTTACAGAAATATCTGAACTCTTAACTCCATTTGCAAAACCTATACTTTCTAATTCATAACCATTTGAAAGATTAAATTTAGATACCCATGCAATACTCTCATGCACACTAGATAAAGCAACAGCTCCTAAAGTAGCCCCTAAAGCCGTAATTGATTTGCCGTAAGCATACCATAACTTATTACCTAATCCTCCAGCGTCCTGAGCTATAACTACACTTATTTTATTATTCGACAATGTAGCCAAATCGCTCAATGTAGATAATGTAGAAGCCTGCATATTCCCAGCGTACAATACCGACAAAGGCATTTTTTCAGCATCTAGCGCATTGCATACTGATTGAGCAACTGTCAAATCACCTATAGTAAAAGCCTTACTATCTACGAATACACCCATTTGGCGAATATCTCCATTTGCGAAATGTTGCATTGTAGCGATCTCGATATAGTCATAAGTTGCAGGGATAGCAAAAAATCCAAGCCATAAAAAACCTTTAGGCTGTACTCTGAAAAATTCAGAAATATGATAGTGCCAAACCGCTTGTAATGAAGCGACTCCTCCAGTAAATGCAGTAGTAACACTTCCTGCAATAGTTCCTAATATTACAGCAGTTAAAGGGGTTCCTGTATTTGGGAAAATACCTAATCCTTTTCTGACTGTAACCGTAATAGCACCCGCTAAATTAGAAGCAGAATAACCAGTAATATAAGTATTTGCATTTATAGCGTTTACTAAACCAGAAGCTACTAGCGTTACGGTGGTATCTGTTACTAATTTTACATAAGTTCCTAATGTAATAGGTAAGCCTTCAGGCTCTGTAAAAACTAAAGATATAGAATCCCCAGTTGCTCCAGCTGTAGAAATAGTATATACTCCAGTCGCTTTTGTTTCATCGCTATAATCATTTTTTATCCCTAAAGATTCGGCATCAGTAACAGAAAAAACCTTTTTCATTCTGTTATAAGTACTGAACCCAGAAGGCAAACTAGCTGTATAAAACAAAAGTCCTGAAATATAATCTTTCCCAGCTAATGGGCGACCTAAGCCTCCTTTACCTTTTATAAAATTTATATTATTTAAAGACATATTTAAGTTTTTAAAAACCCGCTAATTAAAGCGGGCTTATTATTAATTTATGCGTTGAAATTCGCTAGTGTTTTTGTAGTATAAATTACAAACTCTGTAGGTTTAGCAATAGCTACTCCCATTTTAGCAATAGCTTTGTAAAACCATGCGCTTGAGTTGTTTTGTAATCTATTCAATTCAAAAGTCAAGTTTTCCATAGAGGTAACTGGCATGTGAATATTTGAATTAACATCAGTTGCGGCTTCACAGAAATAGAAAGTGTTTTCAGGAAGTCCAGCGTCTGAAACGATAGAATATCCTTTATATTTCCTAATACCAGCCTCAGTAGTATCGTTGTTTTTGTAAGTTGTAGAAGTTAAAGCTTCCTCATATTTCTCAATATCTTCAACAGACATAATAAATTTTAATCTAGCATATCTATTCGCTTTTGACAACAACGCTTTTGGCATTAATGCTTTTGCAGCTTCCATTTTAGAAATAATATTTGCAGAAGTCAAAGCAATTGGAGTAGCTACTTGCAAAGCTGGTGTAGATACGTTTAAAGCTTGTTTAATTAATCCATCAAAATACTTGTGAGAATAATTTACATCAGCTGGTAAAGCAGCACTTGTTGTATAAGTTGTAGATCCAATATGAATCATGTTTCCAACTGGCACAAAAGTTTTTTGAGTGTAGAACCCACCTAAATAATTTGAGAAAGTAGAAGGTAAACCTCTAGTTAGTAATTTATCAGCTAATTCAGAAGAATGCCAATGATTCTCAAATACATTAGGGTCAAATAATTCGTAAGCCTCGAAGGCTCCTAATTGAATTACTTTATTGCTTAATACAGTTGTTGAATTATCAACTGGCAACAATGTTCTTGGGTTTAATTTAGGATTTGCTGTTAATACAGGGACAACATATTGGTCGTTCTTAACTCCTGTAGCTACATAAGCAATCCCATTGTTAATAGCGTCTAATCCTACTACCGCTTCGGTAATAAAAAACCCTTTTTCGTGATCCGTATAATTCGGAGCTGTTAATGATACTGACATAGTTTATTTTTTATTATTAATTTCTTTAATTGCGACATTCATCATGTCATTTGGATTTGTCAAAACTGTTGTATTTGTAACTTCAATTACTGGAGATTTTGAGTTTAAAGGTAATCCTTCAATAAGAGCTTTAGTTCCTTCGAAATCTGATTTGGCTAAATTTATCCACGATCCAATAGTGACCTCATCGTTTGTAATTCTGCCTACTTTAGCAAAGTCTTCAATCATATTTTTGCATTTATCAGTCATAGTAGATTCTTTTTCAGTTTCTACTTCAATTTCTAAAGCGTTATACTTTTCTTTCAAATCCTTCAAAGCATTCTCAACCTCAACGATTTGTTCCTGCAAGGCTTCTTTCTCAGCTCCTGCTTTGTTCTCAATTTCTTTGATAGCATTAAGGATGTTATCCTCATTTGCATCGTCATTAAGTCCAAGTTTGTTTGTGACTTTCAACATACTTTTTTTTGTTTTTATTGTTATTAATTTATTCGTTATTTTTAATGCCTCATCAAATTTATTTGCTGCGGTTATCATTCTTTTTTTATTTTTAGAATCGGTGCTTTCTATCTCTGTAATCATTCCACATTCTAACATTTCTTCTGCATTTAACCAAGTTGTTTTCGTCATTAAATTCGACATCTGCTCAGCAGTCATGTCACATTTAGCACTTAAAATAGTAGCTAGTGACCCCTGCATTAATTCTAATACCTTTGCATCATTACCTCCATTTGGAGAGTGAACCATTCCTAAAGAGTAATCCATCCCGACACGGTTACGACCACACATCAAGATAACCCCTGAAATACTAACAGCCACCCCTACATTATAAGTGTCTACTGGCGTTTTTGATTTTAAAATAGCACTACAAATATTATATCCATCGATAACAACTCCCCCAATAGAATTAATCCATATTTGAATACGTTTTTTACCTAACGTATCTAAATACAACAATTCCTCTTGGAATAAAGCCCCATCAATACCCATTCCGTCAACATCATCGATGCCTATATGGGTATTAATAAGCATTATAGGCTCGTCACTATTTTCGTCTATGCAGTATTTCATATAACAAAAATAAAATACAAAACCGCTTTTTTTTTAATTGTGTGTTACTTTTTTAGGTATATTTGAATTATGAAATACGGTTTATCATTCTCGCTAAGTAGGCTAATCGGATTAGCTCAAGTAAAACAAAAGTTTGCAAAAAGAACAGGAATTCCTACTACAAAAAGTGGATTACAAAGGAAGATAGGGGCTAGTATATTAAATTTGTTTAAATAAAAAACCCTCTACTTAAGAGGGTTTTTTATGAAGTAAGAGTTTAAAGCCTCATTTACTACTTTGCTTTTACTCATGTTTTTTTGTTCTGACATTTCCTTTATTTTTTTTATAATCAAAGGATTTGGATAGCTTGTAATTCTGTTCTCTTTTGCCATTTTTTTTACAATTTCATTATTCTTAAACGGTTAACGAATGGTTGCATATTCTTTCCGACTCCTGAAACACCAGAAGAAGATGTTAGACCTGTGTTTGGTAACGTATTAGAACCAACAAGCACATAATCTTCTGGTGGATTGCCTGCTAAATCACGCTCTCTAACTAAATAGTTAGTGCTAGTAAGTATTGTCGAAGATGTAGATAATTCTGCATTTGCTATAAAATGATTATGGCTAACTAAAACAGAATCTGCACTACCTCCAGTGGCCCCTAAAGTAGGGTTTAAGACTCCATTAGCGATAACCACAAGTCCATCGTCGTTAGGCGTCCCGTTATTTCCGTTCATGTTCGCCCACCCAGTCCTGCCTAACCTTCCTAATCCTGTAGCTGTAAAATCCCTAGCGTATTCCGATGGAGTCACTACTATTTCTTTAGTGTCTCCTTTTTGCCATACACCCACAGTTACGAAATTATCGTAGTCATTAATTCCGCTATTTGTAGCGGTATTATTTATTTTTAATTTCCTAATATCATGTACATTTCTAGGAGTGCCGTCAGTAAACAATACAGGGTCAGCATTTACTACAAATTGAGTTGTTTCTAAAATAGGATATGCTTTATTAGCTCCAGAAGTAGTAAACGAAAAAGCGTCTACATCGTAAACCTCTCCATCTAATAATACAGCACCTGAAGACACCGTGTATATCGGGGCTATTGTAGAGTTTCTTAATCCATGTAAAATATAAACTACTCCAGATTGAGGCGTAAATCCTAACTGAGATGTCAATATATTAATAGCTAACTCTTTATTCGCATCTTGAATAAATTCTAATGTACCAGCTTTAATTGGCATAGCTACAGTAGTACTAATGTCCGAAGTCCTTAATCTTTTCATTATTAATAAGTTATTATATTGTATGTTATTCCTGCTGGTATGTATTTATCTACAAAAGATCTTATTATTTTATCTCTTGCGCTTATATCCAAAGATAGTGAATTATATACTAATAGTGGCACATTAATCGACATATTAAAAAAACTTCCAAAAGAATAATTGTTTATTACAAATTGAGAACTCTCTAAAGTTGATACGTTAGAACTTTCTGTTTCTGAAATTCCTACTTGAAATACTGGTAAATCTAAACTTGTATTCGTAGTTATAAAAATATCACTTACTAAAGGCGGTTGTTTAAATGATGTTTCAAACCATAAATTTAAAGCTTTTTCTAATATTAATTTCTCGCCTCTAATTGCTAATCTATAATCGTTCCCGAAAAAGTTTTCACTAATTAATACCCAATTGCCATCTGATGAAGGCTCGCTATTATTCAAGTCTATTACAGATTGATAAATTGATTTTCCATATCTTACTTTATCTTTCCTACTATAAGTTCCAGCAACCCATAAAGATACTAATGAATAATTTTTATAAGTAGAGAAAAACCCATCATATATATTTGAAATATCCAATCCAAATGAGTTTACAGTACCTAATAATTTAGGCAGTCTTTTATCTGGAACGAAATACTCTTTTATTTTCTGTATTAAATCTAAATTATAATTCATCATGAAGCTATAAAATTAATATTATTTGAAACTGTATCTTCTAAAATAACATATCCTGATGACGTCGGGAACAACCTACTTATTACAGTATTGTTCTGCACTATATACGTTCCACTTATAAAAACAGTCGCATTAGCTCTTATTTTTAAATTTTTAAACAACACATCGTTAACTCCTGTTGAATTTCTAATAGCTATTTCTAAATCTGAGATTTTTAACTGACCGTTAAATGGGAGATTTGCTAAAAAAACATTTATAGAATTGGTTACTGTAGATTGTATTACGGAAGAATATTGCCCGTCATAATAAACGTCACAATCTATATACAACCTATCAGCTTCGGAACTTACACAAGTATAATTAATTCCTGGCACTGATATTAAATTTATATAACTTTGTAAGTTAGATAATTCTCCAATAGATAGTGCGCTAGGCGGTTCATTTTTAGCCACTTTTATCAATACTTTCCCAGATATAGAAGTAACTATTGAAGCTCTAGTAATTAATCTTAAAGATGTATCAATTACAGGGTAAAAAGGTGCGTAATCAAGCATCTGTATTACTTGCGGATTAGTAACAGAATATTGAAATTCATATACTTTTTTTGTTAAATAAGGTATTGTCATCGGTATCGCTTTGCTAATTTTATCCTCATTCTCAGCTTTAAATAAATCTAACATTTGCTCGAATAGTAAAATAACAGAAGCTTGTGCAGAAGCCCAAAGCCTCCAAATTGCTCTACGACTTGTATTTGCAGTTATATGTACTGTATTACTTAAATTATCTACATAAGTTAAGTCAGTTTGCGTTTTCAATTCTTCAATTACAGAATTTTCTATTTGTTCTATCGTTCTTGACATTAGGGTAAAGTTATATTTAATGTTGTTGGGTTTGAAGTCGTATAATACTCTGTTTCTTTAGTCGTTAAATCTATGAAATGAGTATTAAATGTTATTTTATAGTGATAAAAATTAGAATGTTCAAAATCTTGTTCCTCTGATATTTTTACCATAACGCTGCCTGTTGTCGGTTTAAATTTAGCGAATGATTTAACTATTAAGTCCCTAAGGGTAAAGATAGTTAAATTTTCACTTATATTATTACCATTATAATCTACTTGTCCTATATGAATAGTTATAGGCAAATCCGAACCCTGTACTCCGTAGCTTATTTGATTAAGAGCAATTGTATCTACTTCGACAAAAGCACATGGAAACCCAAACGAATAATCTCCTCCGTTTTCAAGATAATTAAACTGATTATTCCAAACAGTAACGGTTTGAAGCTCTAAAATAAGCTTTAATCTTGCCAGTATTTCATTTATTAAACCGCCCATATATGTCTTGTTTTTTGTTGTATTTTTTTAAGCAGTTTATCATTTAATCTTTGAGTATTACCTATAAATTGCCTTTTCGGCATTATAAAACCTTTGCCACGACCTGCTTTTAATCCCTCATTGTGTACTCTAGCATATTCATTTTCCACTACTAAAGTGTAACTTAAATTACTATTTCTCCTACCTGATTGCACTGAATTAGCAACATCTTTTCTGAGTTTTCCTGATCCCTTCCCTTGTAATATAGCTTGAGTTCTTGGTTTTGATTTACTAGGATTAGAACGCCTTTTTACTTCCTGCCATCGTTGCCCATTAAATCCTTGATTTCTAAAATTTCCTAAAAACTCATTTTTAGCAGTATTTGCTAAATCTAAAGAAATATTTAAACCTCTCATATTCCTAATCACCTTGTCTAAATTAAATTTATTTGCCATTTTTATCGAAATAAGGATGATTATCTGGAAATACTTTTCCGCTTTTTCCTACATTGTCATTAAATAAAGGATTTTTAACTTCTTTAATTTGAGAATCTATTTCTTTTGATTTCTCATTACTTGTAATCCCTTTTTCGGTGGCGTCTTCTACATCATGTTGTATTAATAAACATCTACAGTTAAAATGATTTGCTGGGCTATTAGAATTCCAAAAACTACTATTGACAGGCAATATAATTCCATCTAATGGCTTGCAAATATTACTTGTAACACTATCTAATACCGCTACATATTCCAAATATGGAAGACTCTTTTTTTGATTTTCTATTTGTTCCCAACGTTGTGCGTTTTGTCCTTGTGCAATAGTTGTGCTGTATTCTGTTTCTAACCAGTTTTTATTGTACTGATCGTATATTTGTAATGCTTCTCTTTTAAAATCTGAAAATGATTTTATCAACTCGTTGTCTGCTAAAAGACTAATGTCGTTTATTTGAGCGTATGTTTTCGCCTCAGAGAATAGATATAAATTATTAGTTAACTTACTTAATAATTCTTTACTAGGGAGCTCTTTAAATTCATCAAATGCAGAAGTTAACTTATTAAAAATAGCATCAATTAAATCTGTTGGCAAATTATTTACAGTTATATTTCCTGAATAAATACCAGCGATTAACTCCTCTATTTGTTTATCTGTATAATTCATTGATTCTATTTTGTATTTTAGTAGAAGGCACTATAATTTCATTTAGTTTAATTCCTGTTTTTTCTTCAAAATACCCATTATCAACTTGTAAGCCTGCTTTTTTAATTTCCACAGCTAATGCAGTTAATTTTTGATTGTGTTCGAATTTTTCATTGTCGTTTTTAAATTTGAATACTACATTGTCAGGAATTTTAAAACCTAAATTCCTTAGTCTAGGTAATAATTCAGCATTTATAATATTCGTTATAAAAACAAAATCTTTGCTTTTTTTATCCTCCAACGCTTGGTAAACAGGGCTTTCTTCTCCTTGCGTTCCTCCTAGAGTTCCGCTAATACTATCTAAAGCATCAGCATGTCCTAATAATACTTTACTAATCTTTTTCTCTAGTCTTAATTCAAAATTATCATACCCCTGCCAGCCATTGCCACCTTTAGCAGTTTCCATAAATTCGATACTATCTCCTAAAGCGTCCATCACTGCATATCCAGCAGAACCCATATCTCTAACAACTCCTTCAAAAGCATTTCTTTCTGCTTCTTCTGTTTTATTTGTTTTCCCTACTCTAAACGGCTGTGAATATAATTCAACAAAATCTCCGTTATAACCTAAAATATTTCTCAGGAATATCTCATACACTGCCACTTGGTAAAGTAATCCAAAACCACAACTAGAAGACCCTATTAAATTAGGCGTTTTTACAAATATATGCCAGTTTTTATAATCATCATCTAAAAAAGAAATGCCCGACGAGGAATTTTCCATAGGCAAGACAGTTAATTTGTCAGGGCTTACATTTCCTCTTTTTATTATATTTAAATCTTTAAATTCTCCGTTCGTAATGTCGCCCAAAGAAATTAAAGAATACCCAAAAAACAAAGCATCCATTGAATACCCTATAAAATTAGATAACCATTCTTTTTTCAATAAATCGCAAACTTCCTCGTTTACATTTCCTTCCTCATCTTCAAACTCAAAATCACTTAATAAGATAGTGTCTTTTCTTTTTTCAATACAAGCGTATATTTGAGAATTTAAGATAGTATCATTAAATTGCTGTTGCATTAAAGTCCTAAATGGGAAAGTGATTCTTTCAGCTTCCTCAGCAGCTTCCCTCCATGACCTTACGTCTTGCCTAATTCTAGCAGTTTGAATGTTAAAAATAGAAGTAGATAAATTCTTGTTATCTACTGCTTTTGTTATGTTATACCCTAATATATTCATTAGTATTGATTTATATTTTTAACGTTACCGCCTGAACGAATACGTGTTCCGCTTAACGGGATTATTTTTTCTAAAGCTGGAGTTACCTCTCCATTAGCGCACATTCTAAGCCATAATATGGCATTCTCATATCTTTGAGTTCTTAATTCTGGAATATTTCTAGGAGCTATTCTGCTATGTAAATGATATAGCGCAATATCTATTGTAGTAGATAGTATTTGTTGATCTCTACTCGCTAACGTTTTAGTAAGTTCTAAATCAATATCGTACTTTTGAATTAAGTACGATCTAACCTCAGCAATAGCCAATAGGTTCGCTTGATCTCTTATAGCTTCATTAGAATTTATAATTTGTTGAATATTCACGTCTTGGATATGAAGTAAATAATCTGTTGTGTTAAGATATGCCATAAAACAAAGATAATAATTTATTATTAATAACCTGATTTTGAGTAACTTTTTCCTATAGAAATATTTGTTTTTTTACCTCCTCTTAAATAATCTTGATATTCAGTAGCAAAAGCAGTAGTTATAATATATCTTTTCGCGTCGCTACAATGTCCAAACTCCTCATAACTTACTTTTGTTACTGGATTTGTTTTTTTTGTTTTTTTAATAGTTCCGTCACTATCTTCTAAAGCATATTGATAGTCAAACAATGACTTCTTGCATTTTTCATTTATATATATTTCAATACCTTGCGTGTTTTCTCTATATATTTCATTGATAAAAGTTCCTGAATTAACTACACTAGGATTAACCGTTTGCATTCTCAAAACTGGTCTATAATCTTTTAAATGCTCTTGTATTTTAGTATAAAAATTCTCTCCTTTAATTAATTTTGTATCCTCTTTTATAGAAGTTCTATCCCCATATATAAACAATCCTTTTACTCTTTCTTTTGGAAATCTGCTTATAAATTCATTACAAGCATCTAACACTCTATTTCTTGGGTCTGGAAGGCATATCTCGTCTATTTGGA